AAGAATAACGCCGTTTGACCCGCCAAATAGGATTCCATCGGTTGTTACATCAAATTGAACGTCATCGAAATGTATTCCACCGAAATCATCTATCGTTCCTAGTGTGTCTGCATTGATAACGCATGAAACTATTTGGAATATCTCAGTACCAGAGCCGTTGAAATCAACCAAAGTTCCAGTCGTGCAATTTATCGTTATATCTCTAATCTTCCATGACTTGTTAGTTGATGAGAACATATTCCCTACGCCTGTGTAGGTTAGGGCTACAACTATGTTATCAGATCCAGTCAATACAGTATTATTGCCAAGCACAAATCTGCTTGCCGTGCTAATATCGTTTCTTATCGCGTATTCTGTGTTATCAGCAAGCGTGATAATACCGCCAACAGCAGCAGGAAAATCAGAAAGCTGGTTAACAATTACTGTTTTTGTAGATACAGGAATTGCAGATTCAGATATCTGGATAGACCCATTTGAGCTAGATATACTTATTCCAGATCCAGCGACAAGAGATCTGAATTTAGGTGATGCAACAGTCAGATCATCAACTATCGTTACGCCTGTCGTATCAGTCTGAAAATTGTGCTCTATCGTTATTCCGTCATGCGGCGATACAGATGACTTAATACCAGGACCGTCCTCTACATTTCTAATCCCGTTTACTGAACCATTTTTATCAAGGATTGGCGTTCCTAAAACATCCCCCTGCTGAACAATAGTACCAGTTACACCTAAAGATGTCTGGAAATCACCTAGGCTGATTCTGTAGTTTGTGTTATTGTAAATATATGTAAGGTATGCATTAGACGGGAGTGTTGTCTGAGCAACGAAATCAGATATTTTCCTGTCTTTAGATTGGTTGCTCATACAGTGCTATCCTCAAGACCAATAGAACCATTAGTCTCTGCAAGAATCGTTGACTCCAAATCATCATAGAAATGATTGGTATTGAATGTGTTTCCGCCTTCGTTCCCTGAACCAATAGGCAGAGTAGACGGATATTCGGTTTGGCCGATATGAACAGCAATAGCCCTCATCGCCCGTTTGCCTGCAATGGCTTTTGCTACTATCGTTTGCGGGATTGGCTGGCCTTCTGAGAATTGATCCCACAGCTCAACCGCAAGGTTCGTTACCATACCTTTAATAGCACCTGCTGGAACGGTGATATCAGAGGCAAAATTAAGCACGTCCGTATAGCCTAAATCAATCCCCTCTGCATCAAACGCAGCCATCATCCTGTTCAGATAACGGATAGCTAGCTGAGCATCGACAGCCTCAACCGGAGCCTCAGCACCTAGAACGGTTATCTCTCCAAGCGCGTCTTTGATTATATCTCCGGCCTTCTCTGCCATTTGTTAATCCTCTTTAGGTGGACGTCCACGCCGTTTTGGCGCTTCTTCTGTTTCTTCCTGCTTTACTTCTTTTTTACTTCCGCATCGAATCCATCCGATTGACTCACAATATTCAACCGTTTCGTTACGGTCATTCGTCTCAATCTCTTGCCCGTTAGGCTTTTCCCACTTAATCATGATTACCCCTTAAGAAAGGGGGCCGAAGCCCCCTGTTATGTCACTTAGACGCCGAATCCTTGGCCTGCAAAGAACGGATTGAAGGTTGCGTAGGCAGGGAGCATGTCGAAACGCACCTTCTGCTTGTTCGCGTCACCATCTGCGTACTTTGAGATTCGGATTTGGATGCCGTCTTCAGTGGTGGCAATGGTATCGGTGCTGTAAAGCTTTTTCAGCGGCACAGATCCGAGGCCAAACGCTTGTTTGGAATAGAAGAGGTTCGGCTGGTACACAGTGGTTGCAGCGGCGTTGATAATGGTTACAACGTCACCAGCTACCGGAGCAGAATCAACAGTGTTGTACTGACCATTAGCCTCGAAGATGGCAGGACCAGCTACAAGCAGAGTGCCAGCCCCAGCAACAAGGGTGACATCAGCAGTCACAACACCAGACCACAGGATTTGTGCGCCACTCGCATCAGTCTCAGGCGGTTACGTCCTGTAATGGTGATGATTTCACCGGCCTTGATGGTATCCGCGCCAGCACCGAACCCGGTTACAGCCAATGACTGAATCATGGTGTCTTTGTGGGTGGTGTAGGTCACATCAGGGTTAGCAGACAGAGTACCAGCACGGTCAGCACCAGCGGCTAGAGAGCCGGATGTGTAACTTGGCAGGGCGTTGGAGGTCATCGCCATGAGACCGCCGAAGTTGCGCGAGATCATAGCATTCTGCCATGCGGTATTGACCAGTGAATTGTCGCCAGATGCAAGACCTGACTGAGTGTTTGCAAGGTTCGCAGTAGTGAAAGGATTCATCACATAGTACCGATCGCCAGCAGGAACGCCGATGGAATCCATCAGAGCCGCAGCACCAGCAACGTCTCCCCAGGCATCAACAACAGTGCCAGGAGTGCCATAGTGCAGGTTGCAGTTCTTGAACATGTACCGGCCCAAGTCAAGCTCAAGGTCAGTGACAAGTCGAGTTGCTGCAGGTGCCAGAATCTCTTCGAGCTGGTCCAGCTTCAGAGCTTCATCGACTTCATCATAGTCAAGGTGGACGGTAAAATAGTCCTGAACTGTACCAGTTGCCTTGCCTGAGATGATGTCAGACTGGTCAACAGCTGAAATGTCACCAGTTGCAGTACGGTCGGTCTTGTAGTCATGTGGACGTTTGAAGTCAACTTGCGTACCAGATGAAGGGTTGAAACGCCCCTGCAAAAGCTGAGTGTTGACGGTCTTTGTCAGAACGCGCGACGCCTCGAACTTCTCAAGGAATACACGCGCTAGGGGGCGCGTAAAGTTACTGGAAAGATTGTTTGTACTCATGAGTGAGCTACCTCTTTATTCAAATTTGGCTCCTTTGATAAGAGGACTAACCTTCTCACCAGCGCCACGACCAGAGATCATTTCTACAGGGTCAGGGGCGTTAGAAGCCTTTGGTTTCATTGTTGAAGCAGCGGCACGGATAGTCGAATTGATCTTCATTGCGGCATGAATTGGAGACATATTTCTAAGCTCATCCAACTCTAGCGGGTTTGAAGCAAGGTATTTTACAAGTAGCGGCCCTTCATCGTCCTGCATGATGAAATCTGCCAGCTCGCCACTTATGCCATAACTTGCAACCGCATTTGACGCTTTATTGATCTCTTCAACATCCAAGCCAAGTTTCACGGTGTTCTTGTCGTATTTCTCAACAAGACCCTTTAGCCGCTCCTGCTCAGCCTGCCGCTTTGCTTCTTCCTGTGCGTCTAGCTGTGATTGTTTCTGTGATTTCTCGAAATCAATCCTTGCTTTACGCAATAGCGCCTCTTCACGTTGAGCAATCTTGGACTCATAGTCATCGTCCCAGACATCAGGAAGCTCGGGCACAGTAATATCACTGTTCTTTGCCTCTAATGCCGCTAGGCGCTCTTCCAGCTCTTTTGCCCGTTTCTCCACTTCAAGGCGTTTTCGCTCCTCTTCGCGGTACTTGGCATGTTGCCGGTTAATAGCCTTTTGCGCTTGCTCTTGCGCTAGTGTGGCTGGGTCTTTTTCTTCGTGCTCCTCAGCACTAGCGGTTGCTAAATCCGCCCCGTTTCCGGTTTCTAGCTCCTCTTCTGACAGGCCAATGTCTTCAGATTCGCTTTCTTGTAGCTCGCTCATGGTTTAGCCTCTTTCGAGTAGTTGCCGCGATGCCGTCGCGTACGGTTGATTAAGTATATATCTAGCTTATACCCTTATCAAGTGAGTTTATGATTCAGTTTCAGGCTCTTCAGCACCCATTGATTCCTGAGCATCTGAAATCAATTCTGACTGTTGCATATATGATTCAGTGTTCTCAGGTCCTATGATAGCTTGAGCGCCAATGGCCTCTTTGAGGATTTTTAGCGTATCTGCTTGTTTGTTAAGGGCATTTATCGCCATCATCTGCTGTTCCATAAGCTGATTTTGGCGCTCCATCATCTGCTTGAACGCTTCTTGGTCTAGCTGAGCCGCAAACTTCGCTTCCTCAAAGTCCTGCTTTCTGTATCCCTGCTCTATCTTGGCATTACGCTCCGCTGCCCTGCTTGCGATATCAGCCGTATTAGCTTGGGTCTGCTCAATCACAGCCTGCTCCATGACGGTTGGCCCTTGTTGCGCTGCTGCTTGCGCCTCAGCCTGAGCCTTAGCAATCATCTGCTGGGCGCGTTCTTTTTCTTCATCAGTCATCTGCGAGTCTGGGATTTTCCCGGCCTCAAACAACGCCTTTCTCATTCTCTCAGCCATCACGCCCATCCCTGGAGCATTAAGGTTTGACAGCCATACATCTGCACCTTCTGTAAGCAGTGCCGGGAATACTTCCGCAGCTTCCAGGAATGCCCTTGCAGTCTCTTGCTGGCGTGAACGGAAAGCAGGCCCTATGTCACAAGTGACATCATATTTCCCTTTTCTAACGTCATTGAGAGATACCATCTTTTGTTGATCGGCATCATACACATCATCATTGATAGTCTCTTGCTTTGAAAATCCATCTTCTCCAAGAACCCTGACAATTCGTTTCGTGTCATAGACTTTTGGTATGGCATTAACAAGAATCTTGGCAGTGTGCTCGATACCAATCTTCATGGCCTCGAAGTATTTTATTGTCGAATTGTCGCCCTTGTTCTGCTGTAGCTCGATTGCATACCCAGACTGGTTAGGAGAATTCCCTTGATTGGCTGCGAATATCCCTGATGATTTGATGATATTCTGAGCCATG